ACCAAAGTACAATGAAGATAAATCTATTAGAGATAAAATAGATGTTTTATTGGAACAGAACGCATCAAACGTAGCCAATTCGGGTACAGGTAGTANGCTAGATATAGGCGATGATAGTAAAGTCAAGGAGGCTTGGGGGATAATACAAATCAGGATCAAAGATATTGACCCTGTGTTTTACGATATAATTAAAGAAAGATGAGTCAGATAGAAGAAGAAGTGTGCTTTAAGATTTTAAAGCGTTCTGAGATAGGTAAACAGAAGTATGGTGTTACGATGGAGCGACAAGACTTGAGTCGATTACAATGGCTTAAACACGCTCAAGAGGAAGCAATGGACTTGGCCGTATATCTAGAGAAGTTAATTAACGAGGAGGAAAGTAAACCCTTCAAGTATGAATGGAATATAACTAATGAAGGGGACAAATAGTCCCCCTTTTTTTTTAACTCCCACAAGCCTCGCAATCTTCATCATCGATGTTGCACACATCAGGTTGGTCTTTGTCTTCTAAATCCTTAATCCAGTTACCAAATACTTGTTCAGCTATTTCTTCGGCACTTTTACTTTGCTTTCCTTTATCCATTCTATTGGTATTTGTTTATCTGCCCATTTGATGTTGTGTTTCTCACACCATTCAGAATAGGTCGTTCTACTTCCTTTAAATAACTTATTTGTGTGTCTTTGAAATACCATTCTAATATCTAAATCAGAATGTTGTTTAATAACCAATAGCATTTTTTTTCTATCAGTTGCGGTAAACCTACCTTTGAGCTCTAATATAATACCATTAGGTAGTATCACATCCGGAGTGTATTTTCTTTGCTCTGAAACCTCATAGTAAAGATTTCTAGTCTCATATTCAAAATCAACATTAAGGCTATCAAGTTCACCACAAACATTCCTCTCATATCCACTTCTATATCTGTTCTTCTTTTCTTCCATCTTCAGTTTTCTTTTTCTTACTATTCTCTAACCTAGTTTTTCTATTGTGGCAAGAGTGACATAGAGACTGAAGGTTATCTGAACATAATTCTTCACCGCCTTGCTTAATCGGTATAATGTGATCCACTACTTGTACCCCAACTACCTTACCCTTCTTTTCACATTCAACGCAAAGAGGGTTTCTGTTAACCCACCACTTTCGTAGCTTTCTCCATTTTGCACCGGCATAAAAAGACGTATCGCCTCCCCAAGACTCTGTAGTCTTTCTCCGGGGAGTTGTGTTTTTTCTAGCTTTTGGTAGTGTAGGCAAATCGATTAAGATATGATTAGTTCAAATCCGTTTCCTTTGGTTGTTTCCAGTAACTCAAGGAGAGTCCTTCGAGATGCTGCAATATCCAACAAGGTGTCATTGTTGATTTTTCCAAACCTACTGCCAACAAGAATACACCCTCTTGTGTCGGTATTATAGTTTCCTTGATGAATAAGTATGAGTTTTCTATTGGGAACATCCTCTAATATAAAATGATTTTTGTATTTAGGCGATTTTCTAGGCACAACTTTATAAACACCTTTTGGAACACAACTAACATTTCTCATATTAGCCTTCCAAGGTAACTCTAAAGTTACGCACTCAAAAACTTTATCTAAGCCATCATACAACGTAAGATAGCCTAGAGTCTGTTCATTTGATTCGTCTACCCTGTTAAGATAAGCCCTCATCCTCCTATTAATTTTTATTAAAAATTTTTTGTAATTTGTTTTTATCGCAAGTACAAGATTTTGGCTCTCCCATAAAGCAAAGAGGTAATACCGCAATTAAAGCTAGGCAAAGCGTTTCCCAAGTAATTCCATTCGCATCTATATTACTTACTGATGCTACGGCTAATACACCGGAGACAGTTCGTTTCGATGACCACTTACCCTTGTGGTCTTTAAACATTTCAGGTACTATTGCGAATATACCCTTGGCAGCCATTTTACTAAATATAGCCATAATTATTCTTGAGTTTTTTTCTTGTTGTTCTTAATGAAGAAAGCAACTAAATCGTCTATTAACCCAAACACCTTGTCATCTTTTACTGATGGTGTTAATCTAACAACTACTTTAGTAGTAGCTAAAACAGATAATAATAACTCAGCTCCGTTGCTTAGTAAATAACTTAAAACTTCTTGCATAACTTTTTTTTTTGTTATAAGTAAAGGGAGAGGAAGAAACAGGGGAAAAGGTAGCGGTAAAACCTATTTCCTCCCTCCTTTACTATTGTTTTTAATTTTAATAATTTCTGCTACCCATTTGTATATTCCAAATGTAACTGCTAACACAAGAGAAGTTATTTGTAAAGATTCCTCCACATCAGAAAAACTTAATCCTAATGCTGTAATTTGTGCTATTGCTACCTCTGTTGTATTGCGATCCATAATAATTAATTTTTAAATTTCCTCTAGTGTTAATCTAGCACCATATATTCTGTTATAAGAACCTGAAGGGTTTACGCTTAATGTTATGTAATTACCCTCTGTTGAATTTACTGGAGTTGTTAAAGTTAACTCCGTATTAATTGTTCCACTTCCATAACTTCCTCCGAAGATAGAACTCCAACTAGAAGACTGAACAGTAAAAGAGTTCGCAACATTACCTTTTATAAATACTTTAACAAGTTTATACCCTACTGGAATTTGTAATGAAACCATATAAAAAGCACTTGCACTAGGCATCATCATATAATTACCTGCACTAGTTAAGACACCTGAACCTGAGGTTGCACCTAAAAAGTCGTATGGAGTCAAATACCAATACTTTGCAGAGCCTGTAGCATATATACCTGTACCAATGTTATCACCTTTTAGTTTACCTTTTATATCACCATAAGAACCACTAAAATTTGAGTCTATGTTTGCACAAGAAAGTGTGTTACTAGTAGGGCTATACGTGAAAGTAGACTCTCCTCCAAAACCACCTAAACTATCGTTAAACTGAACAGAGTAGTTTGGGCCTCCGGGACTACCACCGCCATTTGCTTGTACAAATGCAGTCGTAGCTACTTTCGTAGTGTCATCTCCTACTGATTGAGTCGTTGCAGTTACACCGTTATCAAGTGAACTAGTTGATGATAAGTTACCTTGAAAACCACCACCTCCAGTTATCAAACCCGAAGCCGTTATTTGAGCTACGGAAACTGTTGAAGTACTATCAACTAAATCTCCTGTAATATTTCCTGAAGCAGCAATATCTACACAATTAACATTTGCCGATGCGGTTAAATTAGTACCATTAAGATTACCTACTGCCGTTATATTACCGATAGCACCAATGTTGGCATATGAATATATACTATCATTACCCGATCCTGAATTTGTGGCAATAATATTATTTGCAAAAAGAGTGTCTCCGTTTGGATTATAGTAAAAACCTTGGTCTGCCGCAAAGTTACCATTATCATTATATTGAACAGGTTTTAAGTTATTTCCTGTTCCATCACCGGCAGGGGAGGTTGACCCACCTCCAACTGTTGAATAGTTTGCCTGATATATAATAGAGCCTGTTGGGTAGTCTACTGTTGGCGATATAGTAGTACCAACACCACCTAACTTAACTATAAAGTCATCTTCATAGCCAGTTGCAGGTTGATTCCCATAAGTGTTTTCTATCAATAATGGATTAGAGCCATCCGGATAGGCTAATATAACTACAGAGCCTTGTTCTATTGTACCTCTTATGTTTTCCTGTAAAGATATTACAGATAAATCTACACCTTCAGCTAAAGATGAATCTGTTAGTCCGTAAGATTGGTCGGTTAATATTTGGTCAACCCTTCCGTTAAGCTCTCTAATTGCACCATTTAAAGATGATACATCGCTTGATATTTTTTCTATTGATTTACCCATAATTAATCACCTTTTATTCTAAACCATTCACCACTCATAATTTCACTTTCAGCCTTTAATGTTCCACCTAAAAACATATAATAATCAAACACTCCATCATCGTTAAGAGAATACTTTATTATTTTTCTAGGAGATATGTTGTTGCTTTGGATGTCCGCTTGGAGTATTTTTAATGGGCTTTTTTGAAGCTCTAGAAACTCTTTAACAAGCAATTGAGTAAAGTTTTCTGCTCCTGCGGTATCTGTACCTCTTTGAAATAATGCAGTAACAGATTCATTGTTAATGTCAGTTAAAGCATATGTTACGTCAGTCTCTGTAACACCTATTTTTACATCCGACAACTCAAAACTTTCAGTAGCAGTATTACTTGATTGACTTTCAGTATATCTAGCCTCGTTTGTTACTGCTGATGTGGTTTCTTCTACCTCTAAACTTATCTCTCTTGTAGTCGAGTTTTTAGTTATACCATTTTGGGTGGTTGGGTTTATTAAATAAATTCTACCTTGACCACCCGGATTATAAGCTCTGTAATCAATAGTAGTATCTACTTTAATAAAAATATTGCTAGTATCTGTAAGTTGAGGTATATCAAAGTTAAACTTTAAATGTTGTCTAAACTTATATTCGTTGTTATTTGAAGAAGTAGGTAAATCTACCTTAATAATATTATCCGGGTTCTTATAGTCTAAATAAGCGGTAGGGCCAAAGACTCCTGCATTTTTTAAAGCCCCTGTAACTGTTGATTCGTTAAATGTAGTGCTATAAACGCTTGATGTGGCATTTGTAGCAGGTTCTCTAAGTAAGCCTCTAGATAATACTATTTGTTTTTCTGTGTTAGACCATTCTAAATCTAAGCCGTTAGCATTTAAAGTTAGATATTTATCTCCTGAAGACGAGGTAGCCTTTATGGTTATATAGGAGTTAAATGTTTGGTGTATAGAGTGAAATGTATCAAGTGTACCAAGGGTAAAGTTAGCTTGAGGAATTGTCTCTATGTATGTAGAGTCCCACTCTAATTTGTAATCTTGATCCGCTATAATTTGCCCCCCATAAGTAAAGTTAGGGTCAGTTATGTCAATATTAGAAGGTAAGAAGAAAGCAGAAGAAACCGATTTAAATGTTGTACTTACACTCTTAAATGGAGCTTCATAAGTAAAGCTAGACCCACCTAGTATTCTACTATTTGACTGGTCTATTGTTAAATTAGAGGCAAGTGTTGATGGAAAGTTTTCCGGAGAATCTCTGTAGTATTTATAAAGAGTATTAGTCCCGGCAGTATTATCAACGTAATTGTTTGGTTGCATAAAGTTGTAAGAACCATCTGATAAAAACCCTACACAATTAAATATTTTTAAGGCTTCTTTAAACGCATCTGACTCTTTATATTCAAAAGGAAAGTTACTGTTATTAGCGAATGCACCTTTACAAATATAATACTTTTGCGAATCGTCTTGAGTTGAAGCGGCATCAGCAGCAGTATGCCAATCAATAGCCGTTTTCATATATGGAGCTGAAGAAGGTAAAGGTACATCCTCTCGACTATAAACAGAAACATATTCTATAACACCTATAAACCCATCATTTGTAAATAAACGAAATCCATTAGACTCTGGTGGTGACTGAGTTGAATTATCTGACTGAATCCAATTAAAGTTTTTAATTCCTGTCGATGTAATAGTTCCTAGTGTTAAACTGCTACCACCACCATCTTTAATGATTAAAGTACCTGTAGTATAGCTAGTCACCTTTATATTTGCACCATACTTCTCTCCCGGTATTAAAGTATTACCCTCGCAAGATAATGGTTTTCTAGTTCCAGTCTGTCCGTTTATATTTAATAGATTACCTGAAATGGTATCATTTGAAAGTATATCCCACCCTTTATTTATTGTAGAAGAGTCAAAGTTAGGGTTTACCACTAAGTTAGTATTTGCTACATTTGTGTTTTGTATAAAATCTGAAAATACACGAGCAATATTATAATTGTCTTGCTTGTCAGTTTCGTCATCAAAAAAGGAAATACCTTGTTTGTCATAATACCCATAAGAATCGGTGGATGTGATTCTAGATGTATAAGGATATGGTAAATTTTCTATCACATCAAAACCGGGTTGAATCCATCCAAACCACCATATTCCTGATGTACTACTAAAGTCCTTATATACCCTTATAAAATATTTTTTAAATCCACTATCTAATATGTCGTATAAGTCAGATTCATCATCATCATTCTGCACTATAAAATTTAGGACACATTCTGACCCTAAAAATATTCTATCTCTAGTAGAACCTTGACCATTCCAAGTAACCTCAAAGCCTTCGCCATCTAAAGTCATCTCAGTTGATGTGCCTGAAAAACCTTCTTTGTGAATCTCTACATACCAAGTTGTACCTCGTTCGCCCTTTATAATAGCGTGTCTATACTTATTATATGTTGCCATATCCGCTTACCTTCTATTTTTTCTTCTACTTGCTCTATCAAAAACTATCAATAAATCATCACCTGATATTCTTACATCTGGTATAACTGTACCACCTCCGCCACCTAAAGCGTGGTTAGGTATTATTGTTCCGCTTGATCCAGGAACAAATAACTCAGGGCCTCTTTCTCCCACAAGACTCATTTTACCTACAGGTGGTTTACCTCCATCGGCATATTTTCCACCCATCATTTGACCTAAAATATCTTTGAATCCACTTGCTCCCTCTCCACCGAATCCACCAATACTTGTTAGACCTGTCATTTTAAGTAAAGCAGATAATACTAATGCCTTGATAATCATCTTTAACATCATCTTACCTAATTCGATAAATATATTACCCAATCCTTCAAATAAGTTTTCACCACTAACTATTACGTCAGCAAATGAATCTGCAAAAGATAACGCAGTCTGTTCTCCAAACTCTTTTATAGCGTTATTAAATCTTTGTGTAGCTGCTTTAGCTGATTCTAAATCTGCTAAGTATTGTTTATATTCGTCTTGGAAATCAAATGGTGATGCTACGAATTCTTTTTTCTCTTCTCCTGTAGATTCAGAAGAACCTAGACTAGGCATACCTGAGTCAGTTCCACCAAACAAATTAGGGAGTTTTATATCAAGATTATCTAAACCACCTTTGATAGAATCGGTTAGTGATCCAAATTCGTGTTTATATTCTTTAGTCTCTTCTTTAGCGTTTTCTATATCTTCTTTCCAACCTGCAAATGGATTTATTGCCTGTGACTTTATCCCTATAAAGTCGTATAACTTTTGAAATCCTTGTACAAATTTATCAAATGGGGTAAGTAGTATTTGTATAATACTAAGCATAGTGTTTTTCCACCAACTCACATCGGTAAATCTTTCCCTAAATGCTTCCCAATTGTCTAGTATATATTTTATTGCTATTGGAACTAAGGCTAGAGCTGCTATAATCAATCCTATAGGACTTGTAAGGGCAGCTAAGACTGTTCCTAATCCAATGTATGCAGCACTAAGACCGGCTACAACAAGTAACATAGGCCCTAGTAAAGCGGCTAAAGTTCCTATTACAACTATTATCTTTTGTGTGTTTTCGTCTAACTTAGCAAATTTTCCTGCCAAGGTTGTTATCCCCTCTATTAAGGGTGTAATCATATCTGATATAAGAGCTCCTAATTCTAATTTTAAACCCTCTATGGCCGACTCCATCTTTTTTACTTTAGCAAAGGATGTTTGTCCCATTGCCGTAGCCATCTCGTCTAGTCTGCCGGTGTTAGTTTTGTATTCTTCAGTAAGTTCAGCTAACTTATCTTTATTTTGAGATAATATTAATAACTGGTTAGCTGCGGTAACACCTACTAATTCTTGTGCCTCGTTAAGGGTCATACTACCACTAGCAAGGTCATTTAGTGTTTCCTTGAATGGGATTCCCTCCTCATTCATTTTCATAAACACTTTCCTTAGACCTGTACCTGCCTTGGATGCTTTGATACCATTATCCATAAGGACACCCATCATTGAAGATAACTCTTCTATGTCTACACCTACTGCGTTGGCTGATGCTCCTGCGTGACCGAAAGCAGTAGAGAATGTGCTAAGTTGTATGGATGAATTGGCTGCTGCACTAGCTAGTGTATTAGCTACTCTAGCCGAATCTGTACTTTCTAGGTTGAAGGCATTTAAAGATGATGCTACAGTATTAGCAGCTAAAGATAAATCTTCTCCAGTTGCAAGGGCTAAGTCTAAGATAGACCCTTCCATCTCTTTAATGGCGGTAGGGTCGAAACCTTTACGACCTAATGTTAATTGTAGGTCAGAGACTTGAGCAGCAGTAAATTGTGTAGTTGCACCTAATCGTTTGGCTTCCGAAGTAAGCATTTTCATCTCTTCGGCAGTAGCCCCGGTGACAGTCATCACCTTAGTCATACTATTCTCAAACTTAGAGAATGTATCAAAGGCAGATTTACCTAAAGCGGTTAATGGAGCTGAGACACCAAAAGATAACGTAGAACCTACCCTAGCTGCGTTTGAAGCGAAAGACTTTAAAGACTTGTTAGCCTTCCCTAAACCTGCCTCTAAGCCTTTTATATTGGCTGCTACAATTATCGATATAGTCTTTAATGAACCCATTTTACTTTTTAAGTTTTAATTTTTCGTATTTTTCTATAACAGATTGTATATGTTCTCTAGAGGCTATCTTTTTATTTGACTTCTTTTTGTCATCCCAAGGGAAAGGGAGTATCTCTGTTGGTTTCAACTTTTTCTTACTATGTGGTGCTAAACAGGAATGTACTATTATCCTTGTTTGTTCCCACCGATCCTGAATCAACTGCTCTTGATAGTCGTTAAAACCTTGTAGTTGATTGTTGAAGGCTCTAGGGGTTAAGTTATAAAGTTCATCATAACTCAGCCCCATCCTGCCTAAACCTATTTGTTCGAGTCTATCCCAATCAATCTCACCGGATTGTTCATCAACTTCCTCCCCCTCAACTACTTTCCCTCACTCTGAGGTTGGTCGATTTGGAAGGCTTCAAATATTTCGTTGATTTTTGAGAAGTCCTCATTGTCAAGCCAATTTTCAATATCGCTAATTTTGTGCTTAAATGGTTCGCCAATTTTCTTAGCACCATACTTTAATCCAAAATATGCAATAATCCCAATGTGGTCAATCTCTGACCCTAACTGATTCATTTCGTTTAACTTTAAGCCACACTTATTGCAAATGTCTTTTAAAGCTAAATAACTAAATCTAATCGGTCTTTCTTGACCGCCAATGTCTACCTTTTTCATTTTTATTAGTTTAAATTAAACTGTTTGTGGTGTTAAATCACCTGTTCCTTGTAATGTAACTGAGAATGTTGCGTTTTCCTCCACTCCTGCATCCATTGATAAACTAGTGACTTTAACGTAACCTGCGTAAGCAACGTCATTACCGCCAGTAAGTCTCTCGCTAAATCTAACAAATACAGAGTCACCGGTATTTAAATCATCAAGTTGTCTTTTGAAATCCTCATCCTGAGTGAAGTCTTGTAAAGCATCTGTAGTAATTTCAAATGTCTTTAAGCCGGGAGCGTATTCCGCTAAACCTAATGAATCCTTATTAGTGATGTCTCTTAATTCGTTGCTAGTAGTTAAAGTTGCAGATGTGCTATAACCTATTGGTTGGTAACTATTGTTAGTCTCACCATCTTGGGTAACAGTTACATCTATTTTAGTGTAATCAACTTCAGTTTCTGCATCGGCAGTAATTGTAACAGGATCTACGTCACCTGCATAATCATTTGTGATGGTTAAAGTAGATGAAAATGTTCCTGTATCAACATTAGAGACACTTGCAAATTCGTCTGAATCTGAATAAGCATCTATAGCNATTCTTATTATTANACTAGCATTATCCCCATCTCTAAAATTTGTACCTACAAAGACCCTTAATGGAGCTGCCTTTACACCTGCTGCACTATATAGGTTATTAACAAAAACATAGCCACCACTTACTCCATCTTGTATTATTACATCTTGACCTTCGAAGTCAAATTTAATTATTTGAGCTTGGTCAGCCGGTGACTTTTTATAAACTAATAAATCCGATGCGTTTTTAATTGCCATAATATAATGGATTTAAAAGTTAATATTATGCTAATTCTCCTGTTCCTTGTAGAGTTAGAGAGTAGGTAGCGTTTTCTTCTACACCTGCATCTAAACTAATAGAAGTGATGAAAGCCTCTCCTGTGTAAGTTTGGTTTGCCGTTCCTGTACCAAAGCTAACTTCTACTGCTGGTGTTGTTGATAACATCTCTGTAATCAAAGCATCTACGTTATTTGTACCTGTAAAATCTACAAATCCATCTCCTGAGATTTCCCAAGACTTTAGACCTGCCAAAGACTCAGACCATCCTGCACTTGACTTTGTAGTAGAATCTCTCATTTCTCTTGAAATAGATAGAGAAGCACTTGTACAATGTAGTATTGCATCTGCCGGAGTTGTACCTGCGGTTGAATTGATTTTTACAACGATGTCTGTTGCGTTTACTATTGCCATTTTATTTAGTTTTTAATTATTAAACAATTGAAAGTTAAGTTTTTGTAGAACTTTTCGGGTGTCTTAAAATATTCATCATCTAGATTTTCAAATCTAAACTTAGCAGTATAAGACTGACCCACTTCGGTATATGATACCTCGTACAAATCTAAAGCATCTACAACCGCTTTAGCTTGATTATATGTTGTTGCGTAGTCATCAGCAAAACAAGCTATGTTTACAGACACATCGCAAGAATTTAAAGAACTTCCTTTTGACATAAAATTAGATACGTTTCTAATCTCATAAGTTGTTGCAGGATATTCAGNTCCTTGAGGTATTATAACAGGGAAAACACCAAGATTTGTAACTTCTTTTANTGTTATGTAGTTTAACCTACCTTCTGAGTATTGAACCTCACTCCAGTTGTTGAAATGCAAGAAAACATACCCATTTACTGAAGAGGTAAACGTAAAACTAGTTGTACCTTCGTCAACAGTATTTCTAGGGCCTTCATATATATTATTTGTTAAATACGAAGATCCAATATCAACACTTGTTGGGTATTCTGAGTCCCAAGCGTATTCACATATATAGCTTTTACCTGATTGAACAAGAATTGGTGCGTAGGCTGAAGCGTAATTCCCAGTACCACCCAAAGTGCTTATTTCTAAGGCTTGTCTTGAAGCATCCCAAGTTTTACCCCTAGGAGGTGATGGGGAAGTAAACCATCCATTTATATTAGACTCAAATTGACCATTTTCAACTAATTCAGAACCAAATGTTGATCCATTAGCTACGTTAAAAACAAAGCTACCGGCTAATCTGTCAAATATCTTTTTACCTATTACTGCAAACATCTAAAATCCTGCTTTTCTTATTAGCTTGTCAACTAGTTTACCTATACTTTTTTCTGCCGTAGCTGAGACATCATTTCCCATTCTATCAGCAGTTATTTTAAATACGTTAGGGAATATTTTAACTGTACCTCCCTGAACATAACCTTCAATTTGCATAGCAGCTAAGTTTTTACTTGCCCCTTTTCGCCAATAGTGAGGGTTAACTTTTTTAGCTAATGGCCCTACAAATAGACCGGGATTCTTTGACCTTTTTGCAGTTACTACACCTATAGTGTCTGCCGTTCTTGTTCCTTGAACATAAGTCTTTGCTTGAGTATCATATCTCAATCCCGGATTTTTACTTTTAAACTGACTCTTATAAGCCTGTTTCATTCCTTTAGCCAACTTATTCGCAGCAGGTCGTAGAGCTCTATTTATTTGAGTTCTAGACTGTCTTGCAGTTAGACCTAATTTTTTTAATCTTTTACCAACTGACTCTACTCCTGTAACTTTTATTTCAAAGTTTTTATCAGCCATTTGGATTTGTTTCTTTTAAATCTTGTTTAGTAAATATTTCTATATACTCCTTTCTTGGGTCTATTACAAAACCTAAAATTTCATAATAATCTTGTGTCCCTTCTTCTTTTAATCTCCAGTCTGCACCTAACCCTTTCGTTGTTTCACTATATCTTATAGTAAAAACAAATCTACCATAAGATTGCAATTGGTCACCTTCAAATTTCTCCTGTATATCCCTTAGGGTTTTAACATTTTTGTTAGCCCATACTGATGTAGCTTGTGAATAGCTTTTAGTAATACCACCAAAAGCATCAGTAGTAAATCCGGGAGCTTCTAATGCCATTTTTACATTAAAATCACCTGCTTTTATTTTACTAATAAATGCCATATCCTAGTGGTAGCATTTATAAGGTTGTAGTAATATTTCAGATGCCATAGGAAAACTTCGTTTTCTATCTTCTCTAAAATAATACATATCACCTACAATTAACATTATAGCTTGTTTAATAGCTTGTGGTACATCACTTGCCGCATCTCCAAAACCTGTTTTAAAACGATACCAAAATACATTAGAAGCGTCTTTTTTTGTATTTCTTAAAATAGCAGGATATGTACTAGCTAAATAAACTATAGATGGGTTAGAAAAAGCATCTAAATATGCGGCATCACTACCAATTTGAAAACCATTTTCGTCAATTACATTTACTCCGTAAGGGGAGTTACCACCTGTATGTACTGCTAATGTGCAATCAGGAAAGATTAATGATGCCTTATCTACAACCTCATTAAAATACAATTCGTATTCGTGAGTAATAAAGTGTCTAGCACAATAATTCTCTGCCATTTCTGTAGCAGAGTCTATATATAAACCCAACAAAGTATCCTCATAAGTTGTATCAATACGAAGATGCTCTTTAATTTCAGCAACTGTCACTACCTTAGTTGCAGGATCGTCTACTAAATATAAATCGCCTTGTTTGTTTATGTTTGGGTCTAAGTACATAGAATTAATATTGTAAGTAAAAAAGTAAATAAAGGGAAGTCCCGAAGGACTCCCTTATATTAATTTAATCTATAACTATTATGAAGTTAAGGATACTGCTTTAACGAATCCTGCTCCGTTAGAAACACCCCAGTCCATATATTGGTTAAGAACCAATTGAGTTTGACCATTTTTAGCTTCTGAGTAAGGGTCAACCATAATGTCTAATCCACCGAACATTCCAATGTACAACTTAGAGAAATCTCCGAAGAAGAAATCAGCAGAAGTAGTTCCGTCTTTAGTACATCCGTTTGTGAAGAAAGTTTTGTAACCATTCACGATTCCACCTTGGAAACCTGCACTTACACCTGCAACTTGAGCTGCTTGTTTGATGTCAGCCATCAATGCCGGGCTACAAACATAAGATAAGTTACCTTCAAGACCACCTGCTTCAGCTAATGCTTTTTCTGCCTGAACTAAATCAGTATAGATAGAAGAATTTAAAGCGTAAGGAGTTTGCTCTGTAATAGACCCTGTAGTTAGAGTTCCTAAAGATACCGGAGCTCCTGCAACATTTGCAGTACTAAAGATAGCTGCATCCATTTTTTGTCCTACTGCACGACCTAAGTCACGGATGATAGCTTGTTCTGCACCTGCTCCGTTTTGTAACAATAGTTGCTTAGAGATGTTTACATAAGCTGCTAAACGAGTTGGAGTCAATTCAACTTTTCCGAAGTTAGTACCACCATCGTCTGCTGCCGCTACTTCACCTTCCCACTCTACAGTAGAAGCTCCTGTAACAGGAATAGTAGTGTTTGCAGAAAGACCAGTAAGAATGTTTGCACCTACTTTGTCAAATACAGATGCTTCTCTCATTGCATCAGCGTATGCCAATACTGCCGTAGGAGCAATTGCTGAAGTACCTTGAGTTACATTAGCACGAGATTCCATAAGGAAAGAAGGGATACCTAATCCGTTGATAGAACGACCTGCACTACGTGCTTCGTTTACTGCTTCTTCGTGCATTTCTTTTTCAATACCATCAAGATTTCCGTTTACAGAACCTTGGATCGCTTTGAAGAAAGAGTAGTCTCTTACTTCCTTAGACTCACTAACTGGAGCAGATGCTACGTTAGCTGCAATCTCAGCGTTTAGTTTCTCTTGTCTTTCGACCATTTCAATGTCTTTTTTAAGTTTATCGATGCTTTCCATTTTTGCATCGTAAGATACTTGCTCGTCATCAGTTAGGTTACGAGCCTCAGTTTTACAAGTTTCAAGCATTACATTTGATTCTTCAATCAAACCTGCTCTCTCTTGACGTAATTCTACAGAATTTTTCATTTAGAGTTTACTTTTTAGTGTTAATTCATTTTGTAATAATTCGATTTTATTAAGTGTTTCTTCACTATCGCATACTTGTTCTTGCTCTACCGCTTCTTCAACTTTCTCGGAAATTTCTTCCTTGATTTCTTCTAAAGCTCGTAGTGCAACATCGGTATTCGAGTAAGCCCCGACACCAACAATAGAAACATCAAATAGTCTAGCAACTTTTTTAATGTTTCTTTTATGGACATCACCATCTTGAGTCCACTCATCATCTTCAACTGTAAAAGCAAAAGACGATTCGTACAATAAACCTCTACGCATAAGTTCAGCGACATCATTACCTGTAGAAGTGTTTGGTAAAGTTCCATCATATTTCAGTCCTCTCTCGTCTAGTGAGAGTTTTAATGTACCACCTTGGTTACGATCCAGGATAGCGTTCATATCGTGATTGTATGTAAGTATCACGTTATCTTCTAATCGACCATCAAAAGCATCACGAGAGATTGTTTCTCTAAAACCTAAATCTCTACTTTCGTGGTCAAACAGAGCTGCATAACCACTAACTCGGTAATCCTCAGACTCATCGTCTTTACGAACCTCGCATTTAGCAGTAAATACTCTTATTTCTTTATTGTCTTTCATATGAATAGTGTTTATGTCTTTAATAGACATTATTCTTCGGTTAAATCAGTTCTAGAGGTAGCTTCACCAAGTTTATCTAAAGGCATCATATTAGATTGCATATAAACTTTTTCACTTTCTTGACCCATAGGGTTCATATCCTCTAAAGAACGAACTTCATCCGGACTCATAACACCAATGTTTACGAGTGTTCTATAATAATCTGCTCTACTTTTTGAGTCACCTCTAAGCAATGCAGTAAGATTAAATTTAAAATATTGATAACCTCTTTCCTTTGTAGGGATGAGTTTTGCGTTCAATTCACTTTCTATTCTACGAATCCAAGGTGTGATAGTGTGAACCACAAAGTCTATTTGTTGTGATTCTATAGAGTTATAACTTGACTTTGTGAGGTCGTTAACCAAGTGGTTAGGTACTCTAAATACTCTACAAATATCGCTAACTTGATATTCTCTAGATTCTATAAATTGTGCTTGATTGTTAGGTACTGTCCTAGACACCCAGTCCATACCCTCTTCAAGAATTGCAGTCTTACCTGAATTTACTGTTCCTTGGTAGTTAGCACTCCAAGATTGCTTTAATCGTTTAGCAGTTTCAGGTTTTAATGTACCCGGATGTTTAAGAACACCACCCATATGTGATCCATTTTTAAACCAAGAACCTGCGTGTTTATCTAAAGCTATAGAAATACCTAGTGTTTCGGCAGCAGCTTGAATAGGTGGCTTACCAATAATTCCATCAAATGATAAACCTTTAATGTGTATCATATTCATTGATTGCACTTTTCCAACTACCGGGTAAGGACTATCTATGTTTTGTGTAACTTCATAATAAACTTCCCTCCCATCAGGAGATGTAAAAACATCAACGTCATTAAATTGTATTGGATGAAGACCGATTGGTAAACCGCCTTGGTTACGCTCTATGTAAGCACAGAAGTTGCCATCAAATGATAAATCAACCAAGGCTCTTTCAAAGAACATAAAAGAATTGTATAAAGGAGAGGGTTGTTCACCAATCAACTTATTCAGAGGATTTTCATTAAGTTTTATCTTTCTATTATTATCATCTTTATAATATAGACAGATGGGAAGGGAAGCTATTGTCTCAGACAAAACTCGAACACAAGACCACACGGTAGCGACTCTTATCGCTTGTTCTTTTGAAATTGTCTCACCTGATGAACTTAAAGAACTGGAAATGATGGTTGATCCATAAATAGACCTAACCTCTTCGTCAGTCTTGTTTTTTCTGAAAAAATCTAATAAACCCAAAGCCTCTTGAATAGTTATACATTAATAAATAGTAAAAACACCGATATACTGAACTACTTTTCTAACTTTTTTTTCAACTTAACTTGAGTCTTAGCTAGTGTTTTGTATATATATCGTTCTGAAACATCCTTTATTTTAGCTATTTCCCTGATTTTAAGGTCATATTCGTACCTTAACATAATTACATCTTTAGTGAATTTATTCTTTATATTTAGTGCTTCTTGCCATAACTCATCAGCCTTCGTATCATAATCCTGATATACTGGAGCTTCTTTAAGCCCTCTGTCACGATATTTCTTGTGAAAAGGAGAAGTATTAGACAATACTTGATTAGTCGTAATCCTAGCAACGTAATATCTAAAAGAATTAGTTTCATATAGTGATTGAATTGTCTCATCTGATTGTGTAAGTAATATTATATTAACTTCTTGAATAAGGTCGTTTACAAGGTGAAAATCTTGATTTCTACCTGCTACAGACTCACATATCTGCCTTATGACAGGTTGCTCTAGAGTTATTATCTCGTTTTTATATAAAGAATATTTCTTTGTCATCGTATCCCGATCCATTATTATCATTTTTATTTTGCATCGCCTCAGATAGAGCCATTAAAGTAGAGATAATACCATCAATCTTTTCGGTGCTTTTACTTTTGTCTGGTTTTATATTTGAAGCAGGGTCAATTTTTAGAACTACGTTTGACATCATCCATCTTAATATAGGATTTCCTCCGTGTCTAATTTTGTTTGATAATATAAGTGTTTCAAATTCTTTAGAGGCCGGTGACATTGTTTTAAAACCTTGCCCTACAGGTATCATTGGACATATACCTTCTTCTGTAATATCTATAACCAATTGAGACGAGTTCCATCGGTCATAGCCCATCATTTTTATATCAAATAAACTTGATAATTCTGTAATTTTATGCTTAATGAAGTTGTAATCACAAACATCTCCGGGAGTAAACTCTATATACCCTTCATCCTTCCACCTAACATAGTCTACCTTATCTCTCTCAGTCCTTATATAAGCGTTATCTTGAGGTATAAAATTGTATAATAATAAGTCATAAGAACCATCATCCTTTGGAAATAGTAGTGTAATACAGGTAACATCTCGAACTGAAGCTAAATCTAACCCACCAAAACAAGTTTTACCATAGAGCTCCTCAATATTTACCTCACCATCGCACTCCATAAACTGAGAATCTGTAATCCAGTTAATCTCACTACTCACCCATTGATTAAGGTGAAGTCTTTTAAATGTTGGTACAAATGAAGGTTCGTTTTTAGCCCTAAGGGATTGTTGTTTCATATACTCAGCAGTTATGATAGTACCATAACCCGGATTAGCTTTTTTCCAAACTTCTTCGTCAAAAATATCATCTTCCTCTTCAGCCTCATAAACTACTGCTAAGAATGTATCGTCTTTGATTACACCACTAATTAATTTTTTTGAATAATTATATAATTCTTTACTAATGTGTGTTTTCAAATCACCCACCCCGGCAGTAGTAATACCTAACATAAGTGGTTCTTTTCTTGCTCCCATAGATGTTAAAAGAACATCATACAAATCTCTATTTTTGTGTGAGTGGATCTCGTCTAATAAACAACAAGACAAGTTAAGTCCGTGCTTGGTGTCAGCATCGGCTGATATAACTTGATAATACGATCCAACTTTATCATAGGTAATTGAGTCCCTGTAAGTGTTTGCTCTCTTAGCTAACTCAGGACTCTGTAAAACCATATTTTTAGAGATACTAAAGGATAGCCGGGCCTGAAACTTATCAGCAGCAGCAGACACAATTTCCGCACCTTTTTCTCCATCAGAAAATAACATATACAAAGCAATACCACACATCAAATTTGTCTTACCATTTTTACGTGGAATAAAGACAAAACATTGACGATATTTTCTAAGACCAGTCTTCTTAGATTTCCATCCAAATAATGGTTTTATAATATCGTTCTTTTGCCATTCTTCAAGTATAAATGGCTGACCGGCTAAATCTCCTTTGGTGTGTAAACAAAAAGTCTCAATGAAGTCTACTGCTCTGTTTGCAGATTTTTCATCATAGTAATATTTCTTCTCGTTAATGCTATCTAAATTAGTCATTACTAAAGAAGTTTTCTATTTTTATATCAGGGTTGTTTGCTTGTTGTTCTATAGCATTTACCTTTGCCCGGCTTGATGGTGTTAAACCAAATTCCTTTAGTAACTGAAATACTCTTACAAATGCCTGATTAGCTATAATCACTTCAGGTCTTTGTATTGACTTTGTATGTCCTTCTCTTGATGTTATGTCTTGGGTAGGCCCTAATGTGTTTATCACTTCTTTTGCTTGTTTGTAATCGCCATAAGCATCACAAAGTAATGTAAGGGACAGTTCGTCTGACTCAGTAAGCACAGACATATTGTGAAGTAATCGTGATAGTTCAATGAAAGACTTTTGACCATCCTCAGATAGCCAAGTTGGTACTGGCGGTATCTTTAATGGAGATATAGGCTCGTTTGGTTAGTTCTATCTGCCCTTAACGTACCTCTTTGTTTTTTTAATTCTGTTGGTAATCTTTTCATCTTTGGCTAACATACAAAAAATTATTTAATTAAAAAAATAAGAAAGAAAAAAAGTAATACAAAAAAAGAAAGAATACTCTTTATCCTTATCCTTATCTATAGGGGTATCGTTGACCCCATCTATAGGGTATGGTAGAGCTCTAAACTTTAAATCATTGATTTATAGATAACTAAGTGTTTTTTTTGGATTTTAAGCCTTTTTTTTGCTAGTTTTATTTTAATTTTTATACATTTGTACAATCAGCAAGTGTATAAGGTAACAGGTGAGTGGCTTCAGCCTGTCATAACAAATGTCTTTCTCCTGATAAGACTGTCGAATGAGTACATTGACCTTATTTTACAAAAGAGGAGTAGTACGAACTACTATTTAAAATATAACAAGTCGGTTATGATCCTTAAAGACCTATAGTTTAAATTGGTTAAAACGACATCCAAGTCAAGATGTAGATTTCAGGTTCGAATCCTGTTGGGTCACACGAGAGTACCAAGCGTGAGTTGGGCATTTAAGTCCTACCTAATTAAATATGGGTTTTAATTATCAGTAGGTAGGCAAAGATTTTTAAATTGGGATTTAAGAATCAGCATTTGAGGAGGGGAGGTTTGGTTGCTTCCCCTTATCAAAAAATAAAAAACGTAATGGAAGAAAATTACATTTATATACTAGCAATACTTATTCCAGTATTATACGT